TCACAGGGAGGAGGCTCTGGTGGCGAGGGCGGCAGTATGGGTCCTGTTACCACAAGTATGGTAGCAACGGAGCCTGACGTACTCTTTAGGGACGCTAAGGGCCGCTTTAAGTCCGTTACTGTACCTGACCTTAAGAATCAGCTAGAAGTTAACCGATGGTTCCTAGAGCAGATCGAAGCCATAGAAGTACCAAATGACTACGTACCTATTACTGGTGGTGAGTTCGTAGGCCCTATCTTTGGCCCCTCTGTCACAGACATCACTGAGGAGCATGAGGAGACATTAGTAAGATCCCCGTACCCTCACGCCACTACTGACTGCCCAGAGGGTGAGCTTAGAGTTCACACAGTGTTTGCTGATGACAAGCCAGAGGGTACTGCCCAGAACAAAATGAAGATCAATGTTCGCAAGGACGCCAGCGAGTATTGCGACCAAGAGGGCATTGAGTATGTACTGACTCAGCCTAACGGTAAAATACAGGTATGGGTTTGTGAGAACTCTGGCTTTGCTACTGAGAATGACACCGTACTAAACGTAGTGGCTGAGACATGCTACGGGGATGACCTACAGCAAGGGTTAGCTACTAAAGTATGGCGCTCTAGCCTTATTGAGTCCCCCTATGTCACGCTAGAGATGTACCGCAAGCTGTCACAAGACATAAGCCTGTTTAACAACTACGTCAGCAAGACAGGCGGCGATTCAATGGAGGGGCCGTTTACTATCAACGGTCAGTCTGGCATGGACACACGGGCGTCTAGGCGGCTTATTGCGCTCAACGTCTTCTCTGGTACAGATAACAGTTCGCTACAGCTTGGGACAAAGAGTACCAAGATATATGTAGGCAATAACGACACCTCGTTCAACACGCCCCTAAAGCTCAGTGAAATCCAAGGCAGAGGCGACGGCATTACCTTCACAGACACGCTTAAGTTTGGCGATCAAGACGTATTGATGGACATAGCGCCAAAGGTTGGCACTACACAGACCATTAATCTGTTTGAGGGCCTTGGATCTAGTGATGACCAAACAATCCTCAAGGTTGATCTTAACGGCGCAACCTTCAAGAAGGCCATTGAGTTCGTGTCAGGCCCGTCTAGCGGAAAGGAGGTTATCCTTCGGCTGGATGCCAACAGAGGTATACGTGCGCGTAACCTTAACATGGACAACACAAACATAAACAAGCTGGCTGACCCTACCAACGCTGAACACGCGGTCAACCTACGCACCGTTGACAGTCTGATTGATAACCTTGAGGACCGTCTCACTGGTCGCCTAGACACTCTGATTACTGACAATAGCTCAGGCGAGATGAAGTTCGCTGTTAAGCAGATGCCGTCAGACAACGGCGACTTCCAGTGCATGACAACTAACGGGACATCAACAACCTACGACCCAATGCAGACCAGAGAGATATGGGCGCACAATAAGAACCTAAGCGGATATGACTTCAAGTGGGACAAAGTAGAGCCAAACATGTACTTCTACATGGCCGGGCCTAATGATTCTCTGGCGCGGTTCCGAGTAGTAGCAGCACCTCTAGATCAAGGTAGATGGACTAGGATTAAGGTTAATAGTCCAGAGATATACCCCGCAGATCAGAAGTGGGAAGTCAATGACGTATGGGACATTCTATTCCGTACGTTCACAGGCGACAGCGTTGACCTAGACGACTACGTTAAGAAGACCGGCGACGTAATGACGGGTCAGCTTGAGGCTCAGCTAGTTACTGACTACATCAAGTTTAGTGGTGACAGCAAGCGCATCGTTGAAGACGGTTCTATACGCATGACGATTGACAAGCGCATCATTATCGAAAAAGGAACCACGGTTCCGGGCGCTGGCTTTGAGCTAAAAGGTAGAACCAGTGAGGGCGCTAATCAAAGGCTTTTGCAGGTGTACCACAACAACACGGGCAGCACTGATGCGGTCAACTACTACGGAAGGCAAGACGGAAACACTAACCTTGCTACTGTTGGCTTCGTTAACAGCGCAACGGCGCTCTTAGAGCAGCGTGTGGCTGACCTCACTGCAAAGATTGCAAAGCTTACCGGCGAATCTACAGAAGACACGTTTGATACAAAAGATTTAGACAAGGAGAACTAAAGATGTTAATGACAGCAGCAGACCTGAAGAATCTCATTAATCAAGTCAATGAGGCATTCAAGGGGCAATTTACTCGTTTGTCAGATTTAGAGACTAAGTTAGCTGAACTAGAGGAGAAGGTAAATGAGCAAAGCAAAGGATCCACGGCTAGCAAGGGCAGGGGTAAGCGGGTACAACAAGCCAAAGAGAACGCCTAGTCACCCTACTAAGTCTCACGTAGTTGTAGCCAAGGAAGGCGACAAGGTTAAGACCATTAGGTTTGGACAACAGGGAGTCTCAGGCGATAAGAAGCCCACGGCTCGTCAGAAGTCCTTCAAGGCACGACATGCAAAGAATATAGCCAAAGGCAAGATGTCTGCGGCATATTGGGCTAATAAGGAGAAATGGTGATGCCTACAGTTAAAGGTAAGAAATACCCGTACACTAAAGCTGGCAAAGCAGCAGCAAAGAAGGCCAAAGGGGGCTGTAGCTGCTCCAAAGGTAAGAAAGGTAAATAATACCAAAGGAAAGACTTGACTTTAGTATTCCTGTGTGTTACAATAGTAGTATAGTTAACACATTAGGAGTACTTATGTCAAGCATAGTTTGGAAAGATGAGTTAGATACCATTGCTGAGTTACTGAAGACAAAGACGACAGAGCAGATAGGGGAGCACTACGGTGTTTCTAAGCAACGTATTTATCAGGTGATGCAGAAGTTTGGTTTACAGACAACCCTGAGGAAGCGTAAGAGCTTCTTAAGTGGCAAAGGCCCTAAGCACTATTGGTTAAACAAGATGTTGACCTCTAAAGGAGTCCCTAAAGGTGAGAAATTAAGGATTCTTGAGGAGCTAGAGGTTCCTGATGAGTGTCCTATGTTGGGTATACCTCTGAACTACAGTGGTGGCGAAGGGGGCGGGTGGAACGGAAGGACTGATGATAGCCCATCTATAGACCAAATTAGGCCCTCCCAAGGCTACAAAAGAGGCAATGTCCAAGTAATCAGTTGGAGAGCTAATCGCATTAAGAACGACTCAACACCCGAAGAACTTGTTAAAATTTCACAATACATGCAAAAACTATTATAAAGGTATTGTGGTATTCTTTAAAATATGTTATAATATACCGTAAGTTAAACACACAAAGGAACTAAGGCTGATATGAACCCTGAACTAGAGAGATACTTCAATGTATACTTTGACCTCTTTAACACCGAGGGTTGGAAGCAACTCACGGAAGAGTTTGGATCAAATGGTAACGTGATTAACTCTGTGGAGGCAACCAAAGATACTAACGATATGTATTTTAGGAAGGGACAATTAAATGTCATAGCCCACCTAATAAACTTAGAATCCTCGGTAGAGCAGGCTTACGAGGAAGCCAAAGAATCCAATGAAGATGATTAAGGTATACGACTTTAAGTGTACTGAGGGTCATTACTTTGAAGAATTTGTAGAGGACGGTGTTACAACCAGTAGGTGCGGTTGTGGTGCTAACGCTACAAGGGTCGCTTCTGCAACACCATGCGTACTCGACGGTGCCTCTGGGGATTTCCCCGGTAGACACATGAAGTGGGTACGAGAACATAGTGAAGCAGGGCGTAAATAAACTCCACAACCGTTAGGCGGAGAAGGTTAATAATATGGGACGAGCACAACTCGTAGACGAGCGTTCGGAAGAAGAAGTAAACAACGAAACCGTAGATACACTAGACACAGAGGATACTTTAGAGTCTCCAGAGGAGGTAGCTCAAGAGGAGCCTAGTGTACCAGAGAAGTATCAGAACAAGTCCTTGCAAGAGGTTGTTCAGATGCACCAAGAGGCTGAGAAGCTCCTAGGTAAACAAAGCTCTGAAGTTGGTGAACTACGTAAGGTTGTTGACGACCACATCCAAACACAACTCGCACAACAACAAGCACCTGTACAACAGCAAGAAGAAGACGATACTGACTTCTTTGTTGATCCACAGGCCGCAGTTAGTAGGGCAATTGAGAACCACCCTAGTATTAGAGAAGCTAATCAAGTCACTCAGAACTACAAGAAGCAAACAGCTTTGTCGCAGTTACAGAGTAAGCATCCAGATATGAACACTATTATCCAAGATGCTAACTTTGCTGAGTGGATCAAAGGCTCTAAGATTAGGACTCAATTGTTTGTACAAGCAGACCAAAAGTATGATTATGATGCCGCTGATGAACTGTTCTCCCTCTGGAAAGAGAGAGCCTCTGTTGCAGAACAGACGGTAGCAGTTGAGAAGCAAGCACGTAAGCAGCAAGTTAAGTCTGCAAGTACAGGTAACGCCCGAGGAACAGGCCAAGGTTCACGTAAGAAAGTATATCGTCGTGCTGATATTATTAAACTTATGAACACTGATCCCGACCGTTACGCAGCTTTGTCAGAGGAAATCTTTCAAGCTTATGCAGACGGGAGGGTCAAGTAGCCTAATCTAAAGGAGATTTATTATGGCGACTCAAACTTATCCCGGTACAGTAGGCGGTGGCTCCATTGTCAATAAGACAGCCGCAGCAACATTCATCCCTGAAATCTGGAGCGACGAAGTAATCGCAGCATACCAGAAGAACCTGAAGATGTCACCTCTCGTTAAGAAGATGTCAATGACAGGTAAGAAGGGTGACTTAATCCATGTACCCAAGCCCATCCGTGGTGCTGCTTCCGCTAAGGTTGCTGACACGGCTGTTAACATCCAAGCAAACGTAGAAGGTGAGCTGACAATCGCAGTTGATCGTCACTTTGAGTACTCACGATTCATCGAAGATATTGTAGAAGTTCAGGCCCTCACGAGCCTACGTCAGTTCTACACTGAAGACGCTGGTTACCAACTAGCTGTCCAAGTTGACACTGACCTAATGAACTGTGCTACAGGTTTCGGAGATGGAACCCGAGTAGTTGCTCCATCGTCTGCTTCTGACTGGACTAACTCTAACAGCTATGAGTTCGTAGATGCTGCTGGTCTAGCACTGTTCGGTACTGGTACTCCCGGTGCGTTCAACGACGAAGGCTTCCGTACAGCCATTAAAATCTTAGATGATGCTAATGTGCCTATGGATAACCGTTGTCTTGTGATCCCCCCTGCTGCCCGTAAGGACATCATGGGAATCGACCGTTACGTATCTAGTGACTTCGTAGGTGGCCGTGGTGTTGAATCTGGCCTCATCGGTAACCTCTACGGTGTTGACATTTACGTATCATCTAACGCTCCTACGCTGACTACTGGTGTTCGTGGATGTGTATTCTTCCACAAAGACGCCATTGTTCACGCGGAGCAGATGAG